TCACCATTTACTGTATAAGTAATAGAATATACACCATCTGCAAAAGCTGAAGTAGCTGCACCTCCAAAATTAGCCATAGTAAGACTAACTTCTAAAGTACCTGTATCATCAGGAAAAGCTGCGAAAGGATTTAATACACCAAGTTCTGCAGAGTCAAAGGTACTAATAGTACCAGAAGGTAATGTAAATGCAACTACTGTAGAAGTAACATCACCTACTTCAGGATTAGGCGTACCCCAACCACCAGGGTTAGAACTAGCATTATATTCTCCTGTAGTCTCAGAGAATTTAATTGTTTTGCAATTACTTGTTTGGCACAAGTGGATGCCTAACTGAAGATTTGTATTTACTAGAGCCATTTATTTTCTTATTGACTTATTTATTTTATTTGAAAAGGGGAGAGGTAACACCCCTCCCCTCATTCAAAAACCTAAAAACAAACTATGGAACTTGACAACAAATTACGCAAATGCAGTAACATTGGCAAATGCTCCAGGAACACTAGCCATCCAAGTATTCAATGCAGGTTGAACAGCTTTTGTAGTATTATCTGTTGTACCTTGAGCTGCACCTGCACCACCAGCTGCTGTATCGTACATAAAGATTTTAATAAGCTGTGGCATGCGAGGAGATGCTACTACAGTTGCAAAATCTTGGCCGTAATGCTCAATAGTAATACAATCATAATACAGAGTAGCATTAACAAACGCATCTCCATAAGTAGTGTTTAATGTGGAGGCCGTAGAAGCATCAGCTGTAAAAGTCTCATTAGCCAAGGGCAAGGGAACAGTCATACGATTGAGTGCTCCTTCAAATCCTTTGCTGAATGATTCTTCTTCAAGTACCAGACGACCATCTCCAGACCCATAAGTAGCATCTTGAGTTTTGCTAAGTACAGTAGCACCATAACCACTCATTTGCAGAGTAAAGCCTACACGCTTAAACTTGAAGAAGTCACGACGGTAAGGAAGAGCCTTACCAGTAAAACGCACACCCCAGTTAGCACCTGCAGTAACTACACCAGCATTAGCTACAAGCAAAGCAGAATTAGAAGGACCTGCATAAGGCTGGTCAAGAATCCATGCATTAGCAATAGTAGGGTGAGCACCAAGTACAGTATATACAGGAATAGTAGTACCTACACCAGAACCTGTAACACCAATACGTGCAATAGAACCTGCTCCAAATCCTGCGTTAGTAATAGCAACATTAGGCACAATAACATTAGAACCATGAGTAACAGCTATATTAGCTGCACCAGTAAAGATAGAACCTGCGCCTGAGTTTAGCATTACAGCAGTAATTGCAGAACCATCAGTAGTATACTTCTTCATTTGATTCTTTACAATAGCCTTAGCAAGGTCTTGTTGAGAAGTAACCAAATTGTTAGGTACATATACTACATTCTTTTTCTTTTGCTCAGACCACATCATGTCATCTTGATTCTCAATTACAGTAAGTTGGAAATCCAAACCTGCTGTAATATCAAGAGAACCTGAAGTTCCATTGTAACCAATGTGATAGATTTGCTCTTGTCCAGTTGCACCAGCTTTACCACGGTATGCAGTTACTTTATCTCCAAAAATTTTTCCAGAAAACACTAAATTATCACCATTGCGTTGTACAATTTGAATCCAGGGAGATGCTGCATAAGTATTAGTAGTAGCAGTAGTCATAGGAGCACCAGAGCTATTTAAAACTACTACCTCACCATCTGCAATATAAGCAGATGCATTAGGGTCAGTAAATTGGACATTTGCTGTACGGGCAATATTTTTACCTACAAATGTCTCTTGTAAGTTTTGAACACTTAATACGCTCATTTTGATTAATTTTTAAGGGTTAATTAAAGAATAATAAATTTAAAGATAAGAGTACCATTGAGAGCAGCTGCTCCATCAATGTTTCTAAATGTAATTACAAAGCTTCCTGCACTAGCAACCACTCTGAGGATGATAGGAAGGCCTGTAGTAAAAGAACCACCAGCAATAGTTGCTATTACAGTACTATTTGCAGTACAATAAGCATCTGTTACAGTGTAAGATACTGAAGTATTTGCAGCTGTAGTAAGAGATGCTGTAGTAATAGTACCACTTACAGCATTAATAGTAGCTGCTGTAGCAGAACCTGTTACTGCGTTAAGTACAGTATTTACATCTGACCTATTGTTAATCCAATCAAGGATAGGATTTACATCAGATGCTCTAGCAGGTTGGTTATTGCCTGTACCTGGTTCAAGTTGGGCAATCCTGTTAGATTTAGTTTTGATTTTATTTAATAGAGGCATTTTAAATAGTCTTTACAAGTTTATCATATTGTTCAAGAGCAAGCCTTTGGTCTCCAACAGTCTTAAGTGCTAACTCTACTGCAATCTCTACTATCTTAGTAGCAGCCTTAGATTCTAATTCACAATTTAGATTTGCTGCTACGCCTGGGTTTGGAGTATAAGCTGTACCATATTGAATTCTTCCAGGTTCTTTTAGGTAATCTAAATAGTATGCAGTAATAGTAGCACCTGGGAATGCTATAAGTTCAAACAGATTAGTATTAGTAGTTAATCTGATGATGTCTTCTTTCCAAGGCTTTTTAAAAGGATTAGTAGCTACTTTATTATACTCATCTCTTGTTACAGGAATAACTGGTACTCTAGCTGTCTTAGAAACACCACACTCATTATACGTAATTTGAGCTTCTTCAAGAAGAGCCAATCTGTATATGGGATTACCACTATTGTCCTTAGGCAAATGTACAAAATAACCATTAGGTTTATTCGTACTAGTGCTTGTAGCATTTAACAACGCAAAAGCATTAGTTGCTGGGGGGACTGCCCCAGGAGTAGCTGTATATGACAAAGTAATATTCTTTGTATAATCCAACCACTCCTGTGACTTTTCTAATCCCTTTTCTGTCAGTATTTTTAAGAACTGATATTGTGCATTGTTCAAGTATATGTCCACTTCCTCTGGCGTGACTTCAGGAGCAGAGAAATTACTCTGCTTGTCATACCAGTGCAGGAACTGCTGGTGCATATCTTGAACAGTCATTATCATCAGCTAGTAGCTTTAAGTTTAGCCATAAGGCCAATTTTAGTTTCCTGGAAATCATCTGCTCTAAGGTTTGTAATAACTTGAGACTTTGTAAGTCCAAGCTCTACTCCACCGTTGATAAAGAACTTACCACCTTTGCGGGTAATAATATTTTTACTGAGCAAATCTTCAAGAAGAATATAATCTTTAAAGTAAGGGTTGTCAAATGCAGCCAAGAACTCAGCAGGGTTATTCTCTACAATGTTACCCAAGGTCTGGTCAATCAGCTCAGGTTTAGTAGTAGAGTCAATCTTATAACGTCCCTCGTCAAATACTTTGAGGTAGTTAATCTTATCCTGCAAGCTCATAGAGCTAAACTTAACATAAGCTTTAGTCTTGGTATTGATTTTCTCAGAATCAAACTTAGCTTCTTGTTCTACAGAAGAAAGAAGTACATCAGCTATGGAATTCACAGCTAGGTCTTCTTTACCTTTTGCAACACGCTTAGAAGATTGAAGAACTTTAAACCAAAACTTATGCTTAACATTATTGTCACAATCCAAAGTCAAGCCTTCTTTAGGAATCTTGATTACATTTTTCTTGTCTGCCCAAAACTTTAGGTTATAGGGTGACAAGCTTCCAGGCTGAAGGAACATCTCTGCCTCAAAGGCAATACGCTCTTCTTCAGTAAGTCCTGTATTAACTACATCAGGATTTGAAGCACTTCTTGCCGCAACAATCCATATCTGAGCACCACTAAATATAGTGTTCCCATCATGGTTAGGGTTAATGGCGTGAAGCCAAGACTTTCTGCAAGGCTTCACTAACCATTTACCTGTTATTTTAGCAAGAGGACCAGCCACTTCGGATTTTGTGTTTACTTTAGTTTCAACTGCACTTTTCTCCATCACTTTAAAGTTTATAGTTATTAATAAGTTACATCCATGATAAGTTCTGCAGCACTCAAGGGGTTCTTAAGCATTACACCCTGAGTAGTCTGGCAGTACATTTCATAGCCATCTACGGGAGATGCGCCCATGCCACCATTTTGAGGACCAAATGGAGTAGTAGAACCAGGTACATACCACTTTACTTCTGCACGACCTTTAGGAGCAACTTTCTGAATGTTAGGCTCACCATTAGTAGTACCAATGTTAAAGATAGTCATACGATAGTTCTCAGTGTAACCTCCATCAGGAGCTTCCATACGGTGCAACACTGGATCATCATACTGAGGCATGTGGGCTATAGTAATCTTAATACCCTGTGGTCCAAGGAACTGTTTGTACTGGCCACCCAGTGCTTTGTTCTGACCTGAACCTTTGATACGCTCAGTATCACCAAGAGGAATAAGGATACCAATCTTATCTTCTACAAGCTTGTGGAACATAATCATTCCTCTTTCACCTGTAAGAATCAAGAACTCACGCTCATCTTCAGGAAGGATGTTGATAGACAAGTTTGTCATAACTTCCAGAAGATAATCCAGAGTAAGGGTATTGTAGTAGAATTTATAGGTCGGGGAGATTTGCTCACGAAGACCAGCACCCTGCTTAATCGGGAAACCATTAGGAGCTTTCTGAGTGAAAGTACCATCAAGGTTCTGATTAATAGTAGAGTACATAAGCTGGTTAGCCTTCTCCTTCTGCCATTGGAAATTAAATTCCATTTCCTGCCACTTAGTCCAAACAGTTACAGATTTACCTTCTGAACCTGTCATTTTGATAAGCAGAGGACGGTCTTGCATATTACCAGGAACTACATACTTCTTAGAAAGAGTAGAGAACTGGTTACGCATTTCAAACATAGAACTAAACTGAGTTTCACCATACTGGTCATTCAGAGTATTAGTTACTACGTTGTAGAGTTTAGCTACTTTACGACCTGCACGAAGAAGTTCGGTAGGTACGAAATAAGAAGCATCTGCTCTCATGTGGCGTACTGTAAATACCCAGTTGGTACCATCAGGACGACCATCATCTTCAATACGTACTCCATGCTCTACATCATCAAATGCAATGTAGTCAGAAGCTACAAAGAATTTCTCAGTAAGAGTAATTTCAAATGTAGTCTTTCCAATACCAGGAGTTGCTGCATTGGTAGCAGAGTAAGATACAATAGGAATAGCACGACGGCTATCACCTTTGAGCATCCACTTGTATTCACCATCATGGTCAAACAACTTAGTAGGGTATTTAGAAAGGAAAGAATCCAGACCAATGTAACCCATACGATTGAACACTTCAGTTACAATATCTGAAGCAAGCTGTACGTCATTTTGGTAAATCGCATACAAGTGGTTCTCTGTAGTAAGACCAGCCCATGATTTGGCATAGCTTACTTGCAAGGAATTGAGTTTTTGTGTTGCGCTCATTTAATTAAAGTTTAAATATATATTAGAATTTGTATTGTTTTTTAGACTGGTCAATAGCTTTACGGACTACTGACATATCTATTTTTCTGCCTTTACTATCTTCGGAATAACTATTAACAACTTTCTTGGTGTTCTGAGCAGCTTTAGTATAAGCTTTTCTCTCAACTGCCTCAAGTTTACCTTCAAGTTGAAGCACAAATTGGGCCACAGCCAGCTGCATTTCTTTGCTTGACATTTTATTTTCAAGCTCAGTTCTGCCATTTCTATCACGACGAGTGATAGCCATGAAGAGTCTTTCTTTATCCTGTTTCTGCATAGCTACACCAGGAATAAAACTTTCAGTTGATTCTATGTCTTTCTTCAACTGATTAAGCTGCTCTTCATACTGTCTTTGAGCCATCTTTTGTTGCTCTTCAGCCTGAGCTGCAAGCTGCTGCTGGTAAGACTGCTCATACTTTTTAAGTTTCTTAAGAGCAACCTTTGCCTCTTTTTCAAGAAGCAATCCATCTTTATACGACTCAATCTTTTCCTTAATCTCGTCTTGGTCGTGGTCTTGCAGTGCAAGCCATTGACCTACAAGCTCTTCTTGAAGATTCTCATCTTCTTTGAGGTTATCATCATTGATAGATTCAAAACTTTCTTCACGAGCCTTTGAGTTAATTAAGTCGTTAAGAGGAATACCTTTCATGTAACCATCTGCCAAATATTTCAACTCATCTGGCAGAGAGTTAATAGCTTCCTTTTTTACCTTTTCAAAGAACTTTTCTTTAAAGTACTCTTCTGAACTTTCAAACTTCTCTTCCTCATA